CAGCATGGAAGACGCCATGGCCATGCTGCAGGAGTCCCAAGACCCCAACCTGCAAGCCCTCCTCGAGGTCGTCCTCGACCCCGAGCAAGAAGAACTCGCCGCCCAGCTCATGGGCGAAGTCATCCCGGAGCTTGGCACCACCGCCAAAGTCCGCCAGTTCCGCGAAAAAGGCTTCGTCGAATGGGAGCAGCCCTACGTTTTTGAAAGCCGGCCCCAGTGGACCGCCCTAGAGCCTTGGGAGGACATCATCTTCCCCGCCCAGACCTACTCATTACAGCGTGCCGCGTTCGTTGCCCGACGCGAGCTAATGACCGAACCGGAGTTGCGCGAACGTGCCGCTGTAGAGGGTTGGGACGACAAATGGGTCGAGCAAGTCGTGGAGAAGAAAGGCGACATCCGCCGCATCTCGCTGAACCTCCACCGCAGCGACCAGTTCCTCTACGACCACCAGCGCGACATGATCGAGATCTGGCACGTCTACAGGAAGGAGCACGACGACCGCACCAAAGCGATGCGCGTCACCCGCACCGTCCTCAGCTACCACGTCCCGGATCGCACCGCCGTCCACGACATCCTGCCCTACGCCCACGCGCTCTATCCCTTCGTCGAGCTGCCCCGCGAACGCGCCTCACGCCCCATCTTGGAGTCCCGCGGCGTGCCGGAGATCGTCCAGACCGCCCAGGAAGAAGTCAAAATCCAACGCGACATGCGAGGCGACCGCGCCAGCATCGTCACCTTGCCCCCGCTCAAAACCAGCGCCGCGCGCGGCAAGATGGACCTCATCCTCGGCCCCGGCGTGCAAATCCCCGAGCGCCGCCCCGGAGAAATCTCTTGGATGACCCCGCCGCAGCCCGACGCCGGCAGCATTGAAGTCGAAATGTCCATCCGCAACGATGTGGACAACTACTTCGGCCGCATCAGCGAAGCCGTCCCGCCGCAGCGCTATATGCTGCACACCCAGGAATTGGTCGATAGCTGGCTCCTTGATATGAAGCTCTGCCTCGTCCAGACGCTCGCCCTCTGCCAGCAGTATATGACGCCAGAAGAAGTCGCCCGCGTCACCGGCAACCCCAATCTCCCGCTCGTTGCCAGCCCCGCCGACATCCGCGGCCGCTTCGACGTGACCTGCGAGTTCGACGCCCGACTGCTCGACTCCGAAGCCCTCGGGGCCAAATTAGATTACCTCGCCAAAGTCTTGGTTCCCCTAGACAGCTTCGGCGTTATCGATCGAGTCGGCTTGGTCCAATATATGATGCAGGCAGTAGACCCAAATCTCGCCGGCATCCTCATCAAGGACATCGGCGCCGCTACCCAGGCCGAGCAAGAAGACGAACAAACCGCCTTCGCAAAAATCGCCGCAGGCACAGAACCCCCGCTCAAGGAGGGTGGACAAAACGCGCAGGTAAGGCTGCAAACCTTGCAGCAAATCATCCAGTCCAACCCCGCCGTCCAGCAGCGCTACGCCCAAGACGAAATCTTCCGCTCAATGATCGACGCGAGGGCACAGGCTTTCCAATTCCAGCTCCAGCAGCAGCAAAACGCCGTCATCGGCCGCACCGGCGCCCAGCCCGCGCTGCAAAAGCTCCAGCAAGACCAGCAACTCGGCATGACCGCCCAACCCGCCGCCTAACACATGCACCCGAACATCAACGTCAGGAACGTGGCCGGATTAAATATCCCGCAGCACGACTATCTCTCGATCAGCTACTACGGCAGCACGAACAACATCCAGACCGTCACCTACAAAGAAGGCGGCAGCGCAGGCCAAACAGTCGCCACGCTGACCTTCTCCTACACGACAAACCCGCCGACCACCAACGACGCGGACCTCGCTGCCGTCACCCGCTCCTAACGCATGGCTTGGACTTTCAACCCCTTTAGCGGCACGTTCGATCAAAAAGGATCGGGCGGCGGCGGTGGCGCGTCCTACATCGACGGCGAGGTAGCGACCTATGCGGACCTTCCGCTAGACGGCTCGGCCGCTCTCAACAGCGCATGGCTCGTCCGCACAGCCAGCGGAGTCTGGCCGGTTAGCCGCAAGCAGGCGGGCATTTACATCCGCACAGCGACCGGCGGCAGCAACCGCGACTCCGACTACACCTACGCAGGCACCATGCCGGATGTGTTCTCCGACGCTCAATTTCTCATCTACGACGACGGCAACACAACCCGCACCATGCAAGTAGAAATCACCGACAACGAAACGCTCACCTTCAAAGTCACCGGCACCGACAGCGTCGTCCGCTCGGTAGCCTTTGCCCTCTCAGCCATCGTCCTCGCCGCCCTCATGGCCAGCTCGGCCATGGCGCAAAACATCGGCCTCGTCACCGACACCAACGGCAACGTCGTCACCCGCCGCACCAACACGCTCGTCTGGAGCAACAACCTCCGCTTCACCCCGCTCACCAACGCCAACTCCCGCACCGCCATCATCGGCACCAACGGCGCCCTCACCGCCGGCAACCCGCCCAGCGGCGCCGCCGCCAATGGTGCGTTGCTCACCGCAGACGGCGCGGGCGGCTCGTCCTTCGTGGCAAGCAAGGTCGCCTTTGCCACCAAACCCACAAACACCTCGCGCAGCAACTGGACAAACAACACATGGCCGGACTCGTCGCAAAACCAAGACCCGCATCTATCCGTGACCCTGACTGCCGGAAAGGCGCATGAGGTCTCTTGGGCGCTCACATGGGCCGACACCGGCAACGTCAATTACCTCGTTTTCGGCCTGCCAACAACCAGCGGTCGCCGCGCTCACGGTGTAGCTATCAACGTGGGAGGATCACTCGTGGGCATTCAACAGAACGCCACCAATCAAAGCTACATAACGCCGTCAACCGTCATCGCCGGCGCAAATCTGACGTGGGTTTATTGGGGCAAACTTTACGTCCCCGCCGGAACCAGCAACACCACGGTTTTCATTGCTTGGTGGCCGACCAACAACACAACCAACGTCTCAACCCTCCTTTCCAATTCTTACCTTCGCGCCGTTCAACTCGATTAACCCATGAAACATCTCCTCATCCTCCTCCTCGCCACCGCCAGCGCCCACGCGCAACTCATCCCTGTCACGCCCGCCGAACGCGCCCTCAGCGACATCGACCGCGCCGCCGCCGCCAGCCGCTACTACGGCGAACTCTACGCGCAAAGCCTCTCCACCCTGCACGCCAAAATCTTCGGCCTCGACGACGCCACCCTCAAGTCCGTCCTCGAACGCCTCGGCGAAGCGCAAAGCGAACAACTGCTCACCCTCTACGTCAGCAGCGCCACCGGCATCAACCAGATCCTCGCCGCCGGAGGCAGCAGCGTCCGCGCCCCCGAAACCCGCACCCGCGAATGGGTCTGGTCCGGCGACACCGTCACCATCGCCCCGCGCCCCGATCCGGTTGTCTCAGAGCAATGAGGACTGTCACATTACAGTCTATCCTCCTCCGCGCATGGCAACGTGTCGGCAACGATGCGTCCACCATCGACGCAATCCCATCCGGCGCAAGAACCATGATGACCGCCGCCGCCAACGAACGCATCGCCGACTGCTGGGAGTGGAGTGATTGGCCTGAGCTTATGCGCGTCGAAGAACGCACCGTCGAAGGCGACGAGACCAACGGCTACTTCATTCCTTACGAGCAAAGCGGCCAGACCGCCATGGGCGAAGTCTTCGCCGTCCTCCGCGACAATCCTGCAACCCACGTTGCTCCCCGCGCCATCGGCTACACGCTGCTTGGCGACAACGTGAGATTCCCACAAAGCACCGACCTGCCGGACACCGTCTGGGTCAACTACCGCATCCGCCCGACCGAATACAGCGCCAGCAACCTCTCCGCGACCGTGCCCGCCGTCATCGCAAAAGCAGTCGGCTACCTGCTCACCTCGGATCTGCAAACCGAAGACGGCCAGCTCGACAAAGCACTCGCCATGGAACAGCTCGCCGAGTCCGAGCTGATCTCTCAGCGCGACAAATACTACTTCCAGCAGGGCCAACCCTCCATGTGGACCGCCCGCGTCAACCAATACTAACCAACCAACACTATGGGATTCCCTAATAACAAAATAACCAACGGCCTCAGCGGCGGCAACTACATCGCCGACACAACTCTGCGCACCGGCGACTGGCTCGCCGTGCAAGTTCTCGCCGACGCCAAGTTCCACACGCTGACCGGCAACATCGCCGACATTGCGAACACGACCGACGCCAGCGCCCCCGTCATTCCGGCAGGCACGATCCTCTTCGGCAAGTTCACCGCCATCGACCTGCACAGCGGCCGCATCATCGCCTACACCGCCTAATGATCCTCGCCCCGACATTGTTGCTGAACGCTGGGTCCGGCGCCGCCATCGCGCGCCCGACCTTCAGCCGCGACTTTGCCGGGGAGAAGACCTTAAACAACGGCACCGGCCCCGCCATCACGTTCACAAGAGCCAGCAACGCCACCTTCTTCGACGCCAACGGCACGCTGCAAACGGCCAGCAACGACACGCCACGCTTCGACCATTCCGGCGGCAGCAACTTGGGGCTTCTCATCGAGGAGGCGCGGACGAATTTGCTACTAAACAGTGCCACGCTGGCCACGCAAACCATTACCGTCACCGCCGTTGCCCACACTTTGAGCTTCTACGGAACCGGCGAAGTTGTCTTGAGCGGCGCACATTCCGTCACCGTGACCGGAACCGGAGCCTTCCCAACGCGCACCTCGCTCACCTTCACGCCCTCTGCCGGAAGCCTTACTGCCACCGTCAGCGGAACCGTTGAATATGCTCAATTAGAAGTCGGCGCTTTTGCAACAAGCTACATAACAACAACTGGCGCAACCGCCACCCGCAGCGCGGATAGTGCGGTCGTCACGCCGATCTCTTCGTTTTATAATCAAGCGGAGGGGACGTTGTTTGCGGAGTTTGTCGTCAACGGCCTGCCGCTATCGACACAATTCCCAAAGGTTTGGTCGTTTGGGAACACAACAAACACGAACAACCGCACAGAGTGGTTCTTGGCCAACGCTTCGGGAACCCTGCAAGTTGGCACGCAGGTAAGGGTTGCCTCGGTCAACCAATATGGAGTGCAAGCCAACGCCAGTGCCGTTGGGTTAACCGGCAAGTTCGCGATGGTCTATAAAACCGACGATTTCCAAGCGGCCCAAAACGGCAGTTTATTTGGCGCGGCAGACACAAGCGGGTCTGTTCCGGCATCGGCAGATATAACGCAATTTAACATCGGATCACAGGCGGCGGGCGTCCAGCCAGCAACGGCTTTGTATTTCCGCAAGATCGCCTACTGGCCCCGCCGCTTGAGCAACACGCTGCTGCAACAACTCACGACTTAACATGAAGGACTTTCTCTACAAATTCCCAAGCGAAGCCACGGCCCAAACCGCACTGGCCGATTACTACGACAGCGAGACCGGCTGGCAAACCAGCGGAGAAGGCTATGCGCTTGATCCGGTGGGTGTGCTGGCGGACACCGACAACAGCGACCCCGAGAATCCGGTGAGCACGCCGATTGACGGCTGGCACCTCAACCTCCGCGTGACCGACGACCGGCCCGATCCGGCACCGACCTACAGCGTCACGCCGACACAGCAGCGGAGGGTGTGGCTATGAGCATCACGCACTTCCATCACCATTTCACAACGACGGAAAAAGGCGTCATCGGAACGGCGACATCTATTGGCTCCTCAGTGTTTTCTATGCTGCCCCACTTAGAAACAACCCTGCGAGTCGCCGGTCTATGTGTCGGTCTCGCGGTCGGCATCGTCACTTTAATTTCGGTCCTTCACGACCTGAGAAAGAAACAGAAGCAAAAATAATATGCGTAACTACAAAACAACCCTGCTCGGAATCCTCACTATCATCGCCTCACTCAGCACCGCCGGCCGCGAGTTTCTTGCCAATGGCAGCATCCCCGACCTCGGCCTCGTAACCGCAAGTCTACTCGCGGGCTGGGGGCTAATTGTAGCGAAGGACAATTCGGCCCGGCTCTAACACGAAGGATGAAACCGCAAGCCGACCAGGTAGGGCGGGGCCTCCGGACCCGCCGCTGCCTCCAAGTCTCAGCCCTCGCGCTCATCGCCCTGTCGATGACCAGCTGCGTCACCGTCGGCTACGATTTCATTAAGCAACAGGCAACCGTCACGGTCAATCCCCCGCCCAAGGGTCACGCGAAATAACCCATGTGGATTTGGCTCAAGAGAATCTTTGGCAAGAAATCCGACGCTACCCCAGCGCCGGACTCGCCGAGTTATGTCTCCGTATCCAAGCCGAGCTTCACCGTCGAGCCACCGCTGACGACCTACGACGAGCGCCGGCTCGGCACGCCGAACAAACAAGCCCACCGCATCAAACCGGAAGCCATCGTCCTGCATCACAGCGACGGCAGCTACCACGGCAGCTGCGCCTGGATCACCAACCCCGCCGCTAAAGTGAGCTACCACGTCCTCATCGCCCGAGACGGCCGCCGCACCGTCTTCGGAAGCGACACCGACCGCTGCTGGCACGCCGGCCGCAGCAACTGGCACGGCCGCCCCGACCTAAATAGTTGGAGCCTCGGCGTCGCCTGGGAAGGCAACACCT